GACGGGCAACACCGTAGAGAATCGTTTCGATGTTTGCAAGGAGATCGGGAATCGTTTTGATCCCGGATTTCTCAAGCACCTTCCCCACCATCGGCAGGTACTCCTCCTTGTCCTCCCCCTTCACCTTGTCCTCCGCTCTCCCCCTCGCCTGGAGGTTTGAGCGGATCGCCTGTTCCTGGTTCATCCTCATTATCCTCATCATTCAAGATTGCAAGCACGTCCTCGTCTGAGATCAATACCGACCGGCTCTTACTGTTCAGCTTCCGGTTGTTGTTCCAGAGCTTTACCGCCTCCTCCAGCGTGAGGTCGGGATTGTCCTCCATGATGTAGTCAACGTCTGTTTTCCGCCCATGATCGATCTCGTGGTTTTGCCAGGCGATCTCTGTACCCACATCCGGGAACCCTGCCTCCGGTTCCGGGAAGTCAGCAACAAGCGTCTCTGACTGCTCAACGCCGAGTTTGAACACCTTGTCGATCCCCTTCACGATCCGGTACAAGGGCTGCTCCACCATCTCGTCTACGATCTCGATCTTCGTCACCCTGTCCTCGAAGTCCTTCACATTCTGCACCTCAAGAGCACGGCCCGACTGAACACCTCCTCCCTCGATCTTCCACTGAAAGGCCATATTGAGTGATTGAGCAACAACCTCCATCTTGAACTTGATCGTGTTGACATGCTCAGCAAAGTTCGCCTGCATATCGAGAACCGATGCCGACGGCTGTGTTCCGCCTGGATCAGGGTTTGACTTTATCAAGAGTGCCCGCGCCGCACCGGTTACGACCTTGGTAATATCCACAGTGTTGGCATCTCCGACAACGATCATCGTCTTGAACCCGTTGTAGTGGAGGAGGGCATTCAAGGCCGTGACTGCAATATCAATCGCGTGGTTCGCATCAACGAGCGACCCCCTCGGAGAACCGAAATGGTGAGTCACCGGCTTTTCCTTGTGAGAGAAAAACACATTGAACACCCCGTAGGCGTTCTTGTCCCTCTTCAGCTCTTTGCCCCCTGCGGAGTAGCGGATATGCAAATCCTCATCCCAGTAACTCCAAACCTGGGATCCATCCTGCTCGCGCCCTGCAGACGGATAGATGACACCGACCGGGTCGATCTGCATGTCGTCGTCATCGGCAAAAATCGGATAGTATTCATGAAGCAGGGTGAATTGAAGCTTCTTTCCGTCCTGCGTGAGAGTGACGAGACAGGCGACGTCACCAAGCAACTCCGTGTACTGCTCAAGCCGCTTTGAGAACGAGTTCCATCCTGAATCCTTCAGGAGTTTTGTGTACACCTCAGCATCGACAAGAGCCTCACCCTTCATGACCTTCCGCTCAGGCTGCCGCATGTAGATGCGGGCCTTCAGGTCGATCATCTGCTTTGTGACCGGCACATGCTCAAGGGCCACAAAGTTCGGGATCTCCATCGCATTCTTTTCGGAGTTCCACACCATACAGGATGACTTCAGATACTTGTCCTGACCACCGTCCTCAGCAAGAACGTGATCGAGGTAGTAATCAAGACATTGTTTCCGGCGGTCAATGAACATCCGCTCTGTCTGCTGTTCTGCAAGACGGAGACCGCGCGTAACGAAGTCTTTGGTAAGCGACTCAAAGAGCGGAGCCACAATCGGAATGGTGTTCGTCATCAATTTGCCCTCGAAAACGGTAGGATGATTCTCTCGCGCGCGGCCCTCGACCTGACCGCCATCTCAATTTCCACTTCCCGGAGAGTGAGCTGCGCCTGGTTCAGCATCACCGCGTCATTTTGTTTCTTGTGCGTCTCAATGGCAACCATCAGGATGTAGCGAAGGTACACGAGCGACTTGCCTGACATGTCCATCAAGCCACCGCCTTCCACTTTGGTTGTGTGAGAACCGGATAAGTGAGGTTCATAAAATAATCGACTGCGCTGCACGCATGAGTCCGGTCACCCTGATCCGTTGCGGACATCATTGCAAGGTCAACAGTATCGTAGTCCCTCGCGAGCTGCGCACATTTCTTTGAGTACCCAAAGCGGACCGTTCCATCAGCAGATCGCATCCGGCTATTCGTCGCATTCACGCGGTCGATGATCCGGGGATTCGACTTGTGCCGGATCTCCACATTCCAACCCTTGAACTCAGTCTCGATCAGTTTCCAACTAGTGGTCGTCGCCACCGTCGACAGACTCCTTGATACACCATGCTGATGATCCCCAAATACATACGTCTTGTGCTGAGGGGCGCGGTCACCGACGAATGCATACAGCTGCTTCTTCAGTTCCACACACATTCTCCACACGTCGGTTCGACGCTGCATGATCTCCCGGTCGATATACGTGAATGCGGATGAGTCCTGACCAATGAGCCAGATACAGGGATCGAGATTGAAGTCACAACAAACGATCACGGGGAGATGTGGGTTGAAGTTCCGCTCGATCTGGTGACGGTCCTTGTCGTGGTAGGTGTAGGCAAGCCCTTCGTAGGATTCAAACGATCCCTCAAGTTCCTGACGGAAGGTGCGCTCGTCCATCGTCTGACGTTTGCGCTCAACCTCTTCGGGATCCAGCACGTCGGCTGTGAACCAGCAGTAGTCCGCCCATTCGGGATCCCCCGAAAGCCGGGCATACTCAGACAGATCGAAGTAGTGGTTCCGTCCTTCCGGTTTCCCGATGAACCAGCACCATCCCAACGTGTCCATGAGTGCAGGCTGTACCGTCTCACTCCACACCCCGGCTTTCATGTAGGCGTATTCATCCAGGACGCCCCCGTCCCAGGGACGACCTTCGAAGCGTTCTGGCTTGTCAAAGCCAACGATGTAGATATGGCTCCCTGAGACGAGTTTGATGAAAAGCTCTGTTTCTGATTTGTCAATCGTAACCGCCCGCGTCAAAGCTTTGAGATCATTCCATGCAACAGCCTTCGCCTGGTTCCTTGTCGGGGCTCCGTAGAAAAGTGAGGCATTCACATTCGACATTGCATCAACCACGAGCGTTCTCTTTGCGATCTCCGTCTTGTACGACCTCCGGCCCGCGTGCACCGTCTTGAATCTCACCGGCTGTTGCCGGTACTGTTTTATGACCCCGTGTTGCCTGACCTGATCCGGCAGCGGAAACCATCTTTGCGAACTCCTCCACAAGCTTGGGAGCATCCTGCGGGTCGACCTCTAATGGGTGATCCCGCCACGTTTTCTTCTGACGGTTCTTGAGCCAGAAAATACATGAGACGGGATCAGGTGGATAGTGCTCAGTGTAAGGGACGATGACCTCCTGCCCCTGATACTGGAAGATCTTGACTGCCTTGTGCGAGTAGCCACAGGCACGTTCATAGAGGCTTCTTGCAACTCGTTTGTCGGCGAACTCCCTGCCATCTTTAAGGGCATCGGAGAACTTCTTGTGACGACGCATCCATTGGTGAATGGTATCAGGGTTGACGTGGAAGTGTTCGGCGATCTCTTCGTTGGTTTTACCGAGAAGTGCGAGCTCTCTTGTGATCGCAACGTGAAGCTTCTCATCGTACTTTGTCGGCTGTCCTGGTTTCCGTTTTTTCTTCGCCACACTTCCCGTTCATCCGCTGTGTTTGAGTGGACGAATATAGAACGCTACTTATGCAGAAGCAACAGGGGAAGAGAAAAATGTAGTGATCCACTACTTGACAAAATCCGTTATCGCCTTCAGGGCTTCGTCCTGGATGGGATGATGGTTTTTGATTGTAGCGAGGAGTTGTTCACCTTTCGAGCGGATGCGGATTTCAGAACCAGCACGACGTCCGGTTTTATCGGCGAGCTTGGAGTGGACGAGTTCTCTGACAACACGGCCCCTCGTTGGATTGTCCCATGAGGGATAGCCAAGCGACTCTGTGCGGTGCCAATGTCCATCAGCGAGTTGCTTCAGGACAATGCAAAGCTCCTCTGCGAAGCGTGGACTCATGGGCTAGACTGTCTCACCGTAGAGGTCGGTCATTTCCCCCAATCCCAGCCTTGATTAACTTGCCGATGAATTTCATTTCTCTCCTTTCAGGACTTTGAGGATGGCGGAATTGTACATTTCCTTCTTTCGTTGGCCAACATAGGCCGGATTGTAGTTCGTGCTCATTTCCGTATCTCGCTGGCTCACCGCCTCACGCAGAGCGGCAGACAACAGAGCAATCACAACGTCGCATTT